TACGTATGTAACGACGTACGATTTTTGATATCCCTCACGGCGAGCATGACTAGCAGGGCGTAGTCTGGAAGTGACGATCCCCTCTTGATACGTGGTAAACCGCTGGGGCGTAAGTTTTTGACATGTTACATTTAATAAACTACAAACCCAATCCTGACGACTTTGGCTTGCTATTGAAATGTGCTTTGAACCTCTATTGACCTGGCTTGCTTTTGGACTTGTGATTCTGTTAACATATTCAGCCATTCTGTGAAGTTATTGCGTCTCCTACCACCCTGTAGGACACTGCAAAGGACGTTGTAGGCGAGGATAGTGTTATGCACCACTCTACTGGATTAATTTGAGAAGGCTGCAAAGGTGTTTGTGCACCTCCCTGTACACTGAGAACGTTAGAGTTCTTGTGCAGACAGTAAATCTTAGATTCAGTCAGTGACATAATATTAAGCCCTTACAACCAATTTGGTGTAAAGTGACGAAATAATGGATAGATGGATTCCCAGATGAGTTAATAGGTCTTTGCTTTTATGATGACAACTTACGGCTGTGAAAACGGACTAGGAGATTGCCTCGGGGACGATGTTAGGAGTATTTTATTTTATGATCATGTTTAAAACAATAAATGAAGATCGGCTGGGTTCGGATCCCAGCCTCCCCCCCAAAGTTAAGAAGTTGACGAGAGAATGCCCGATTGCACTCTTCGGCGATAGCGGTGACGATATCGAGGAGGCGTGTTATCGGGTGGTGGCGGAGATGGACGAGGAGATGGCCAGGTGGATTATGATCCACTTGTGCGCGATGGAGCGACGGAGAATGGTTAATCTGTTCGTTCCCAGGGCGTATAAGGTTATGTCGCCGGAGTCGTTGATGCCTTTCCGTATTGACAAGTTGGTGGAGGTCTTTACGGACAAGCCAAATGAGGTGCGCCGAAATGTTTGCTTCCAGGTGAAGCAGCGTTGCGGGCAATATGCGCTGGTGGAGCTCCCGACCAACATGGGGGTGAAACTCGCAGACCCATTGAGAGACGACTGGAACGTGCTGGTTGACGGCGACTACTGGCGTGCCGCGAAAGAGCGTCCGTGGACGCGGCTCAGGGCGAGGGGAGATCATTTCGTTTTGCGCCAACTCAGCAGTTATCAGCTTGCCGCTGATTTCTTCATGTACGGCTGTCACGTTTTGATCCCGGCCAGACCACCGGCGGTGCCCGAGGAGAAGCCGAGGTTTACGCGGCAGATGGCGTTGGACGCCATGGATTCGAGTGATGATGACGAGCCCCCAGAGTTGGCAGCGGATGTTTTGAAGCTGCTGACGCGAAAGGGCCTGATTCGTCTAGAGCCGCAGGGAGATAGTGGAGCGCAGGAGGGCGTCCTGAAGATCGACGCGAAGAACGAGACGGCGCTGACGGAGGTGAATTTGCCGAGCGCAACAAGAACAGCGCCGGCCGCGAAGAAGAACGATCCAGACGTGGAGGATACGTGGACGATCGAGAAGACGTTCAACCGATGGGCCAAGGTAGAGAGCTTTACTTGGCTAGCGTCTAACGTCAACGGAGTGAATCTCGTGAAGCAGGTGGGCCCGTACGGGATGATGCTGAAGGTTGCGAATGTCCGGAACATAATTCCGAATTATCGTTACGTTTCGGCGACGACGCGGGTAAGGGTGCAGCTCAACAGCACTAAGTTCCACCTTGGTCGATTGATTGTTGCCGCACAGCCGATGGGCAACACGGGTTCGATGTACAATGAGACGATTCTCCAGCAATACGCGTTAACGACCATTCCACACGCGATCATTGATGCTTCGAACCAGAATTCGGCCGAATTGGAAGTGCCGTGGCAGCACTTTTATCGCATTGGCGATAGGGAGGGCTATCCCGGCAGGAATCGCTGTGATTGTTTTTGTTTGTGGGTCACGGTTCTGAATCAGCTCATTGCGCCAGCTTCGGCTTCGCAGCAATTGGTCGGTACAGTGTTCGTGTCTTTCGCAGACGTTCAGTTGGAAGGGATAGGAGTCACTGCGCAGACGTTGGAGGCGCAGGGATTCATCACGGGATGGTTGGACACGGCCATTGAGGCTTCAAGGAAGGCCACACGAATCTTTTCACGGGCGCAGGAGCTCGGAACGGAGCTGAATCTCGACAAGCCTCTGGGCGACACAGGTCCGATGCCTCTACAGCCTCGGACGTGTAGCGCCCTTAGTCACGGAGTTGGAGTTGACTTCAGCTCCAGATTGAATCTCGACCAGCGTGTTACCAGCCATTTGGATCGTACGACCGGAATGAGCGGAAGAGAGACCGCGCTCGCATCGATCTGGGAGCGATGGGGGTTGTTGACGCAGTTGACGTGGCAGAGTTCGCAGGCCCCGGATACTGTCCTTTTCGAACAGTTCGTCAATCCCTTCGCACTCGGACCGGTTTTCATCGGAGCAGGAGCGGCGGTGCCAACCCCCCTACAGTTGGTCACCGATAGTTTCGCGCTGTGGCGCGGGACTATAGAGGTTCGAGTCGACGTCGTTTGTACGAGTTTCCACACTGGCCGGTTGATCGTAGCGTATGTGCCATCGACGTTGTTTTCGGTTGCCGGCCCGTTGTTGACGAACGCCTACCACGCTGTGTTCGATATCGGAGAAACGAAGACGTTGACGTTCGAAATTCCGTTCGTTTCGCCGACGCCGTTCAAGTCAGTGACCACGACTGACGACGGCGGGTCGCGTGCGCTGATACCACCGTATGCGAACGTGACCGGAAGATTCTCAATAGCGGTGGTGAATTCGCTCGTTGTACCTGCAACGCTGGCCGGTATCGCGCCCATCAATGTGTATGTGCGTGGAGGATCGGATTTCGAGGTGGCTTTGCCCATTAGGCCAGCCTTGCAGGTACGAATTGCGACAGCGCTGGAGGCGCAGGGAGACGATGTGTCAGGAGGGGTGAACATCGTTACGACCGCTAAAGCGAAGCGGTCGAGAGTGCAGTTCGGAGAGGAGTTCGTTCATTTGAACGATCTGTTAAGGCGCAAACAGGTTTTGGCGTATGTGGCTCCCCAGTCACTAACGGGAATATTTACCAACGCCTCTGTAATCTCATTACCAGTTTGCCCCCTAGCAGTCCCGACGTACAATACCACCGTGCGTCCGGTTCCAGGAACAGATGGCAACAACTTCACGAAGTTTGCCCAGTGCTTCGCCTTTTGGAGCGGCTCCCTTCGGTACTTGTATCAAGTATCGCGGGTAGCGGTTCTCACGACGCGAACGTACTCGACAGACCCCGACCTGGTTGTTAAACACGATCCGTCAGCGGTTTACCCGAGGATAGTGCCTTTTCGGAGGTACTTAGGGAGCACGGAGGAGGCGAGCTTTCTGCAGTCGATGGAGATCAATCCAACGGTTGAAGTCGACGTGCCGTATTACGCGAAGTCGCAGAAGCTCTTCAACTACGTGCCACCGCTAGGCGCACAGTTTTTCTACCCAGGTTCGAACAATGGGACGTTGTCGTTGTACTCCGACCATCCACTCACGCCAGTGGCGCCAGATACGTCGATATCGCAGGTGACGATCTTCATTGGAGCAGGAGATGATTTTCAGTTTTCGACGTGGCGCGGAATTCCGCCTATGACATGGAATGCGTCGGCAACATCCAGGGGGATGTTGGGCGATGGTACAAGACCAGCTGAGGAAGATGGCGGCATCATCGAGGCGGAAGGAGAATTCGAGCAGTTGGAGGCGCAGATGTTCGAATTTAAGCGGGCAGACAAGATCGTTGAGGCAGCAGACCGAGCAGCAACGAGTATGTCGGAGATCTCGGCGAACGTCGAGCAGGTCGCGCAGGCGTTGGTTGAAGCAATTCAGCCGATTACTGCGGTTAAGAAGCAGGTGTCGGAGACGATTATGACACAACTGCCGTTGTACTGTTCTACAGTGACCACTGTCGTGTCGAACATGTTGCACGTCCTTGTGACACCATCATGGGCGCACGTCGGTATAGCTGTTGGAGCGGTGTTGATGGAAGCTGGAATTCTTAGTTACAGCGATGTGATTAAGATCCCAGAGCTCTTTGTCGGGAGCAAGGCCGAGGTGGCTTCGCAGGAAGTTCACGTAGAAGGCGTCACCCCCGTCGAGGCCCAAGGGTTCAAGCAATTGGACTCGAAGGTTATCGCGGCGGGGCTGGCGATGCTATGCATGGGAGGCATAGCAGCCACCTTCGGTCGGGCCCCCGACAAACAGCTCTTGGAGCGGAGATTGCAGACGGCGTTGGAGGCGCAGGTTACGGCAGTTGGCTTCATGAGTAGGCACGTTCAGAGTATGATCGTGTTGTTCAAGACGTTGATCCAGACGTTCGACGACTTCTTTCGAGAGTGGTTTGGAGAATCGAAAGAGGCGCAGATCGAAAGGATGCAGCAATCGTGCGAGGATGTCGCAAACTGGATGCAGGAGGTTTACGACATGGATACCGTCATGGTGCGGGATTCACTTGCGCGCGATTTTCGATACCATCAGGACGTCTTGGACCTTGTCCGACGAGGAGAGGTTTTCTTGAAGGAGACGATCAAGGGAGACAAGCAGCTGCACAACATAGCTGCACGAGCCCAGACGAAGGCGAGAGAGCTTAAGGAGATCGTCGATAAGAACTCGACGGCAGGCGGTAGTCGCAAAGTTGAGCCATTCGTGGTTTTTCTTTACGGCCCATCGCAGATTGGCAAGAGCTATCTCGCGGCACGACTCGGAGCGCAGATGTGGGAGAAAGTTCGCCCTGAGCAGTACGAGCGCCTTACGTTCACGCGGAACGTCGGCGATGCTTATTGGAGCGGCTACGCAGGACAGCCCATCGTCATTTACGACGACTTCGGACAGAACAACGAGGACAATACGGAAGTGTCAGAACTTTTCGGGATTGTCTCGCCAGCAGCGTACCAACTCAATATGGCAGATCTCGGCAGCAAAGGCAAGGTGTTCACGTCGCACATCGTCATCGCTTGTACCAACATCGCGAAGATGGTGAAGGGTTGTCACGACCTTGACGCGCTGAACGGGAGACGCAAGAATTTCGTGCAAGTGCGGTTGCGACCAGAGCTCGAGAAGCGAACGGCGAGCGAGCTGCGGCCAGAGCAGATGCAGGGGTTTGGCCACCTCCAGATGCGTTATCTCGATCCACTCGATCCAAATCAAGTGTTGTCGGACTGGATGGAGTTTGGAGCATTCAGTGATGACATTGAGAAACGATGGATGACGCATCATCGGAAGCAGCGAGACGAGCTGCTGGCTAACCCGGGAGAATTCCCAGTCGTGAATCGTGAGGGATGCGGATTGCGTGTGCGTGCGCAAGGAGATTGCACTCACACGCAAAACGCGGAGGATTACGACTGGCGGATGTCGGATGAGGGCCTTTACAACTGGGTCCAGAGGGGCGCTGATGGCGCGTTCGGCGAAGAGGAGACACCATTTGAGTGTGAATGCGGTTACTTGGACAGTAACCTCGTTAACGCGTGGCTCCAAAAGCGGGGAATCGTACCGTATCGAATTGTCGATGTTGGCGATCAAAGAACGCGGGATTACCCGCCTTTCGCCTATTACGATTCCAAGCTCAAGATCCGCACTCGGAACAAGGGTGTGGGTTTCTACGTCGAACGACTAGAGGCGCTCGGAAAGGAAGCGCGGCAGTCGGGGTGGTTTCGGGCGCACGAGAAGTGGCGCAGCTGGGTAAAACCTGTTGTTGCCGTAGTAGGCGCCGTTGCTGCCGGACTGGCCGTAGCATACTTCTTCACATCGAGTCCCGTGAAGAAGTTGGAAGAATTAGGGGACTCATTGGAAGGGCAGAACATGGTTTCTGGTGATTACCAAACGCGGCATGCGCCGCGCATCCAACGAACCACCGTCCCGCGACCAATCAAGCTCAGCGCGCAAGCGTACATGACCATCCCGGAAGGGCTTCTTCGGAAGTTCATTCGGAACATGGTTAAGGTCACAACGGCTAAGAACGGCTCTTACGGGCTGGCGGTATCAGGCGGAAACGTCCTGGTGCCTCGTCATATAGCTTCGCTGTGGCTCGGAATGAGCGATGATCAACGATTGGTAACGGTTACGGTCGGTGATGTAGGATTTGAGCCGTTCGTGTGTCCGAAGACTTCAATCAAGTTGTTTGACGATCACGACCTGGCGATTCTCACCATACCGGAAAGCTACCCACGTTTCGCGGATTTGACTAAACATCTACCCACGAGACGAGACCTGGAATTGAACACGACTTTGCCGTGCGAGTTGATTCGAATCGAAACGGAGACTCTCATTAGGTCTTACGCCGTGCAGGCGACTCGACACGACAGGCCGGTTCTCTTACCCTCTTACGAGACAGGCGAGTTAGTCGAAAGACGGTATCCACACACGTGGCACTACGGTCTGACGACGTACAAGGGCTGGTGCGGATCCCTGCTGGTTTCGCAGAAGTCGTCGATGGACGGCGTGCTTCTGGGATTCCATGTAGGAGGTCATCAAGGTGGCGCACATGCGTGCGTCTTCATGCGTGAGGAGATCGAGGCCATGCTCTCTCCATCCCAAGTGATGGAAGAGTTGCCGGACTACATTGAGGCGGAAGCAGGACAGCTTTGTCCTAGCGGCCAGGTAATCTCTGTAGGTTCGGTGGACTACGACTACCAAACGCGACTTGCGACTAGGAGCGACATAATACCGTCGCCAATCCACGGTGAGGTTTACGTCGTGCATACGGAGCCAAGCGCACTGCATCAGAAGGATCCCAGGATCGAGGGAGGCAAGAGCCCGTTGAAGGAGGGGCTCAAAAAGTATTCGAAAAGAATGCCTTCCCTCGATCCGGGGATCCTGAAAGAGGCAGTGCGCGCGGTTACGGAGCTACATGTAGGCCGAACCATGCCAGCATTTGGAGCGTACCGAGAGTTAAGCGAGCACGAAGTCATCAACGGAATTGCTGGAGAGGAAGGCTTCGACCGAATGAACATGACGAGCAGCGAGGGTTGGCCATGGGTCTTGGAACGACCTAAAGGCGACAAGAGCAAGTCATGGATGTTCGGAGGCGAGGCGGAGGATCGCTTTGTTCTGAACGAGCAGTTGCGATCAAGACTCGACGAGCGGGAAAGGATGTATGAGTCCGGAGTCGTTCCGTTGACCGTGTACTGTGATAACCTCAAGGATGAGCGTCGCAAGCCCGAAAAGGTTCGCGACGCCCAGACGAGGGTGTTTTCCGGTGCTCCGGTCGACCATACGATGATGGTTCGTAAGTACTTTCTCCATCCAGCAGCGTCGATCCAGCGAAGTCGCATCAAGAACGGCATAGCTATCGGGATAAATGCAGATTCTACGGAATGGACTGACCTAGTCCAGCATCTCGAGCAGCATAGCATGTTCCTTGGGGCTGATTTCAAAGGATGGGACGGAGACGTGCACGCGGAGGTCTTTGCGGGCGCGTTTGAGGTCTTGTGTGAGTGGAGCCGTCGAAACGGCGCAAGTGCATCGACTGTGGCGAAAATGAAAGTTATCGCGCAGGAATCGATCTGCCACTACCACATCGTCAAGGACGCGGTCTATTTGGCCGTCCACGGTACGCCGAGTGGTCATCCGTTAACAGCGGTGTTGAATTCGCTCGCACAGCAGGTGTTGATGTGCTGTGCCTGGCGAAGTATAACGGGGCGTCCGGTCGTAGAGTTTTGGACCGAATGCCGGCTCGTCGTGTATGGTGACGATCAAATTGTGTCGATATCTGGCGATGCTGGTGAAGAGATCAACTTTTTCACCTTGCAACGCTTCTTTTCGCGTAACGGGATCGGGTACCAGTCGCCAAGTAAGAACGGCGACGAACGAGAGTTTTGGCCACTTGAGGAGCTCACGTTTTTGAAGCGTGGGTTTCGGAGAGAAGCGGGCTTTCCATTCTGGTTAGCGCCGCTGGATCGGAGTTCGTTGGAGGACGAGCTAAATTGGATACGGATCGGAAACGACGCCGTAGAAGCGCTCCAACAGAACTACGATCAGTTTCTTCGCGGGCTGCAAGCTTACGGGCGAGCCGCCTTCGAGGAGGGACGCGACAAGGTCCAAAGCGTCGCGAGACGCAAGCGGATCGGGTTGCTGGCGAACGGATTTGACGAGATCCGAGCTGCCATGTTCCCGCAATAGGTTTTCGTTACTTGGGTGGTCCTTTTGATCGCTCATTTTATTTTCTACTCTTTGGCCGTACTACTGTGCGAGCCATCGTATTTTCTACTTGATCACGTTCAGAACGTGCTTCATTTTATTTTCTAAATTTCAGTATAGTAATTTTAACCCTACTAGTACATAGTTTAGTCTAACAGCTGATTGATTGTTTAGCCCTTGAGCCGGTGGTGCGGCAAAAGGGGGCAGATCCGGATTTTGATGGTAATTGGTTACCCACTCTTCGCTTTGCTTACAGTTAGGTCTATGCAACATTGTTCAAATCGCAATTGGTTTCTGCGATACTTTGTTGCTTCTGTGAACCTCTTCCTAGGAGTACCAACCGTTTGACAGTTGGGGGGATCAGACAGTTCTTTTTCTA